CCCAGTGCTTGTGACGTTTCTAAAGCGCCAATGCCTACGTCGCCAGCCAGTTGTCGAGATTGTTCTGCGCCCAGACCTAAACGAGCTTGTGCATCCGAAGCGGCTCGTCGTCCGAGTTGTTCGGCACCCTGTAATCCAGCCATTGCTGCGTCACGAGCTTGGTAAGGTTGTCCTCTTGTAGCAGCAGCCAAGGACTGTGCATCACGCAATGTGCCCATGCCAAGGCGTTGACCCTGCATGGCTTCCTGTATTGCTGGTAAAGCACCCCCTGTAATCGCAGCTTGCCCTGCCTGTGCAGATTGCAACGCGCCTTGTAGGTAAGGTTCATACCCGCCAATACCAGATCGTATAATGTTACCAGCAGCTAACTGGTCTGCGGTCATTCCAGCAACGGCTTGCGTGGGAGGTAGTACTCCCGCATCCGTCATCTGTCTCATGTAATCTTGGGCCTTGTTGTACAGGCCCATCTTGTACGCCGCTATAGTGGGGTCTTCGTAGACGTACTGCCGGGTTATTTGTTCTTCAGTTGCCATTAGGCCATAGCCTCAAATTGATTCATCATTTGATACATGTTCCGCATTCCGTTTTCTCTGTTGCCATTTCCTGCGCCTCGAACGGCTTCAGCAGTCATTACAAATTCGCCATCAGACAGCATGGCAGGTATGTCGTCAGAGGTTTCTGTGCCGGGCCCTGCTATTGCGCCTACCCGAGGAGGAAAATCGTTAACGTTCATGCCGCCGCCGTTAGCTGCTCCCATTGTTATAGGTTGCGGTTGAAAACCCATATTATTCAACGGTTGAATTTCATAAGCTCCATACGAACCAGCGCCTCTAGGCGTAAGTTGAGCACCACCAAACGGATCGTATTTTTCCGGATTTGCTTCAAGCAGCGCCATAGCTTGATTTATGCCCTCTTGAGAAAAGTCAACAGCTTCGGGATTTTCAGGGCCGCTTACTAAATTACCAATGCCCATAGCCGCAACAGCTCCGGGTAAAACCCGCCTCATAAAATTGGGGTTTTGCATTATTTCACTAACTACGTTATCAAACGCTTTGGTTCCTAGTTCTACGCCCGTTAGTTCTCCGCTTTTAATTGCGTTTTCTACAAAACTTCGAGCTTGATTCCGAAGAGCGTTTCTAGGCATAAATATTTCACGGGCCCCTTCCATAAAATCGCCGCCACCGGGGCCTAGTTTTCTAAAGCTGTCACTTAGATCAGGCAATTTAACCGTAGAATCTTTAATAAACTGTTCCGCTGTTTGTGCAGTCATTGACGGTGGTGACACCTTGTCCGCTGCTTGAACAATTTGCTCCCCCACCGTTGGTGGCGCAGCAACATCTGCAAAATCGGGAGTTTTTAAATTAGTTCCGGTCAAATAATCTTCCGCAGCAGCCTTGCTAGTTAAATCAGCGACAGACGGGCCTGTTACAGACGGTTGAGAACCCGCAAAAGCGTCTTTAGTTAACGCTGAGTAATCAGGCTGGGTTCCCGCCGCAGCAGAGGGGCTAACTCCAGCATCTACTGAAATTTTATCTAAAGGAGCCACCTCTCCAGCTATTTTTTCAGTCAGGGCGGCTTGAACCTCACCGGCTTTTGCTGCAGTATCCGCAGCTAATTCAGCACTGTAAGTTCCGGGAGAAGCTTTTCCTGCTTGAAAGGCACTTGTGCCAGCCGGTGCTTGAAAACCAGCTTTAAACCCTGCTCCAAACTTACCGCCCTCTTTTACAGCGCCAATACCGCCAGACACGCCTTTGGCTACACCAGCAGTTAACCCACCAATTGCCGCCGATTTGAGAGCTTCACCGAAGCTTTCTCCTTGTATAAGCCCGCCAATACCGCTACCGATAGCAGCACTAGCGATTACACCAAGACCGGGGAAAACAAAATTTAACGCAATGGGCAATACAACTTTGATCGCTTTTTTAAGAAATTTACCCAGTTTTTTAAACAGTTTTTTAATAAAAAACTCAGGTTGTCCTGTAACTGGGTTAATTGAATTCAGTTCGTTACCGATAACATAACGCTCTGGCTCAAGGCCCATGTCGCGCATTTGTCGGTATATGTTCTCTTTGAGTATGGGATTTTTTCGGAAGACCTCCATCGGGATAACCGTCTCGCCTTCCGCAGCGTGGACCATGAATTCGTCTTCATGGCGTCCGTATTCAGCAAGTTTGTCCGCTACTTGCTTAACCGATGCGATACCACCAGAGGGTAGTTCATCGTCATCGTCAGCAAACATACCCTCTCGGGCTGTAAGAAAAGTTGCAATTCCACCCGCAGGTATCTCGACAGGTTCTATGTCATCAAAGTCTTCGAACTCGTCGTATTTTAAAGCTGCTTCTGCCATCTTTTGTTATACGCCCTCTCTATAATGTCACAACTATTGAACCGCCAGTGATCACCTGAACAGTTCCTATGCCACCTGTGGCGCTTAACCCCGACGTAGACGGAGAAGATAGTTCGACCCAAGCCGATCCAGTGTAAACCTGCAAAGACCCGACAGTCGTATTCCAGATTACATCTCCCGCCTGAAACTTGAATTCATCAAGTTCTGCAGCCGTAAACTGCGGAGTAGAATCCGGATCAAAAGAGTCTAAACTTATTTCCAGTAAACGTACAGTCCGATTGAACGTTTCTGGGGGCACATTTTCCCCTACAACAAAGGGTAATCGGCCCTGTAAAAGCTTGCTCATCTGCGGCCGTTAGGCTGTAAATCTAACCGGGTAGCGCCGACCCTAAAACCAACTCCCTCACGAATTCCAACAGCAGCATCGTCGTCTGATTCAAACCGCAAAGCAGCTTGTCTGGCACGAGCCCGCATGTCTATTTTCGTAGTAGAAGCGGTGAAACTGGTTGTCTGGTCCGTGCTTAACGAATCGCCCGGATAATTACGTTGTTTAAGCACCACGTTAATTTGTTGACCCGTACCGCCGCTACCCGTGAACTTGACATCGGGAATCATGCGCCTGATAAACTGGAACTGTTCTCCGTCGCCAATATCAAAGTCGGCGGACTCAATATACACGTTGTCCATAGGAGATCCGTCGTTGTCGTTTCCCGTCTCGTGTTGGTACAAATAAGGAGTAGAACTGGCTTTGCCCGCAGCCCGTGGAAACGAAACAATGCCTTCGTCAAGCCATGCGGTGCGTTCTAACAGACCAATTGCCCAGGATTGCTCCACATAATTGTAAGTAACGTACCGATCTGGGGTGTTGCAACCAGTGCCACAATAAAACCAACCGACTTCGTTATATTGTTTATTAAGAAACCCAAAAAATTGATAGGCTTGACCCTCTTCCATGTTGTCAAACACGTAAGAGTGAACACTGCACGGCACAGGACTAACTGCCCCGGTGTAGGTGTAAAACCCTTTTTTGTCCATCCAGAACACCCCGGCGGGCGTGTTAACCATTGCGTTCGGACCAATTAAGCTAACGCCCTCGTTAATCAGGTTTAAACCAAACGTAAGCGGAGGACCCACAAACTGTAAACTATAAAGAGCTACATCTGTCCAGATTAGCGTTTCCTGACGTGCGCGAAGCCCTCCAATAATTTCGGAACCCGCAGAGCATCTCAACGAACCCGCAGTATTATCCGATCTTGGTTCCCATTCGGCCGGGTTTTCTTGATCAGAAAAGGCAATTAATAAGGGGTCGATTGAACCGGACCGGGAACTGCCACTAATAGGATCTGATCCCAACACAATGACGTGTCGATCCACGTCTGATACCAAAACTTGTAAACCTTTAGTAGGCGCAAAGTTTGCACCGGTCAAAGCAGTCAAAGCGACTGCACGGTCTGTGCCCAAAGTATTTGCACTGCTGTCGTAGTAAAATATTCCACCAGCACGGACACAGGACAACAGGTCTTCGCCAAAACTGTCCAGTGACCACAAACGCAACTGGTTCAGGTTACTTAATGAACTGGTAGAACCCCACGTGCCTCCGCCCCATGTGCCAGCACCCCATCCTGTACCATCAACAAAGACATCCAGACCTACGTTTATTTGATACGCGCCGACAGTAGACCCGCCACCATTGCCGCTGTCACTAGCGTTTGCAGTAACTGTCGCACCGTCCGTGTCCTTTGCCGTGATAGTAAAAGTGCTTGTAGAAGGCACGGTGGCTATTTCATACTCTTGATTTAACACCGCTGCTATAACGTTACCACCTAAAGACGCTGCGCCTGAAAAAGTAACAAAGTCGCCTTGTGACGCCCCATGCGCGGTATCGGTAACCGTTAAAGTGCTTGACCCGTTGGTCGCGGCAAAAGTTACGTCACCCGCACTGGTAGTGCTTCGAATAGGGGTAATATCGTTAAAATTGGTGCCTTCCTGTATGTAGAGCTTGGTCCGTGTGCCAAGGCCAAGAAGCTTTGTGCCAGCTAGATCAACCCAACCTAATAGTTTCCTGCCAGTTCCGTTATAAGAAGTTTGTATTACCTTGGTCCAGCCACCTATTTTTTCTGGAAATCCTTTACGAAAACGAACCAGATTGCCGTCAAACCACCCGCCTTCTGCACTGTAATCAGTGCCTTCCTTGTTAATTCCAGGGTTAAATAAAAACTTTTGTAAAGCCATTAGGCTTGCTTCCAGTCTAAGTTTTCAAACATTAACGCCTCCGCTGTGCGTCTGCGCACTAACCCTTCAAGGACCTGTCCTCCAGCGCGATTCCAACGTTTCATTTCGTCGGGCACACGGTCAAACTGGCCTCCGTTAAGCACTTTGAGCATCGTGCTTTCGCCAAGGTTAGTTGGCCCAAGATTGTATACCCAAGCAACAAGCGCATCGAACTCGTGTTGCTCCAGATCAACCTTGACCATGTTGTTGATGTACCCCTCGTACTCGTCCATTTCGTCTGCAAGCATGGTTTCAGCGTCTTCGATAGAACAACTTTGACCTTCTTCCACACCTTTGGTATGCCCATAACCAATGGTCCACACACCCACACTGTCTTGATAGGCCGTAGTTTCACAACCTTCAAAGTGTTTTATTAGTTCTAACCCATCACTGCTGATCTTCATTAGACACCTCTTCGTCTAAGTCTCGGTAATATTTTAAGATACTAAGCACCTGTCGCAAATACCTTTTTACTTCTGCCATATTGGTAGAAAGATTCTCATATCCTTTGGTTGTTAAACCATACCAAACGTTTGTAGGCGCATTACCTTCCTTTAAATCGTCCAGATAGGTTTGCATCAAGTCAGGATTTAAAACAGTCCATTCTACCGGCACAGGGTCTATTTGATTAGGTAACGGAGGGTGGTATGTAGGGGCTTTTTGTACAACCGTTACGACTTCTACAGGCTTCACTTCAGGAATGTCCCGATTTGAGCCAAGTATAGAGCAACCGCTAACCAGCAGCAGTATTAGTAACAGGCTCAGTTTCATCAAATTGATACGGGTTAGTAATTGTTTCAAGCTCATTCAATACTTTTTTTGTGCCTTTGTTTATGATGTTTTCAATAAGTTTAGGCTTCCTGACTGACAGCACATCGAGTGAGTGCCGAGAAAACTTTTTTCTGATATCTGTGACCTCGTTTTGGGCTTCCATGTTTTCTTTCTGTAGTCTTTCTACTTGCGCAAGCATAAGGTCATGGTTTGCAATAGTTTGTTTCAGGTTGTCGTTTTGTTCTTCAATAGTGCTTTCAAGCGTTTTTTGGTTTTGAATTGATTGTTCTAATCTCATTTGAAACGCATCCAATTCAGCTTGGGATTTATCATAGTAAAGCTTGAACGCCCCAAGTGTAAGCGCCAAAACCAACCCTAATCCCGCACTAATTTGCCACATAATTCACTCTTGATTGTGAGTTTTTAACTGTTGCTGTCGAATCCGCTCTTCAATTTTTTTTTACTTTCGGTTTTTTGCTGTGCTTGTTTAGCCATATTTTAAACCAAAAAATTAATGTTGTTTGGCCTAGTTCTGCCGTCTTCCACTTGAACTTTACCATTTTTTGCTATGTAGAGCATTAGCTCCGCGTTACCGGACACACGTCGTCGGTTTTCTCTTTGCGTGGTTTCCATTAACTTTTCGTACCGTTCTTCTGCGGATTGTTTCCAAGATAGTTGAGCGGGTGGTGTTGTAGATCGAATTTCCATTATTTAAAGATCAGTATGACCCCTCCAATTAAAATAAAGGCACAAAGAATGCCAATGGCGCTCACTCCCATAATTAAATATATTTGCCGAAGCATTTTTTTCCTAGCCGCCGCTCGGGCTCTAATTGCTTCCATTTGTCGTTTATGGTTTGCTTTCTGTCTAGCTTTAGCGTCTTCCCAGCGTTGAAGCAACGCTGGGTCGTGAATCACTAGCATATCGTGTAGTGATTTTTCCCACTGATCGCGTCGGTGCTTGATTGATTCCAATTTCAAAAGTTCCTGTGAGCTAAGATTGCTGATCACCGAGTCTTTCTTTTCACGCTCAAAAGAATCTAAAGCGTCCGAAAAACCCTGCATCAATTCAACTGCTTTTGACGCGCCGTCACCAACTTCGTTGAGTTTGTTTATAGCGGTAGATATCGTGGACAGGATGGCCCCTGCCGCTGCAACGGATTCAATTATCACGGTAAACCCCTATGGTTTACGTGACATATAGGCCGTAGCGCCGAAATAAAGACCTATTATGCTGGCTTGACTAAGGAACAGCATATCACTTAGAGAAGACAAGGTTGAAAGACGTTCTTCTGGTACAAAAGGCAACAA